ACATGATGCTTTGAAAACTGAAATTATTGCCGATACTTATGAAATGGAAGAACTTGAAAAACATATTAACCAAAAAGTTCTGTTGTTAGAAGAACTCGAAAAAAATTATGTAGAAATCGTTGAAAAATTAGTGGAATAATGTCATTTGATAAACCAGTTATACAGACAAGTAATCCTAATAAAAAGGAACACGCAAGCATCGTTAGAAATCGAACAATATTCTATGGTGAGGTCATGAATATTACCGATGAAACCGATGGTGGTAGAATTCAAGTCAGAATTCCAGAACTTGATAACAGAACTGCCAATAATGAATTGCCTTGGTGCTATCCGTTACTACCAAAGTTTTTCCATATCTATCCACAGGTTGGTGAAATGGTTAGAATTTTTCTTGAAGACACTAAGTTTCCTGAAAGAAGTAGATTCTGGATGGGAAGTATTGTTTCTCAACCACAGAGAATTGGTTTTGATTCGAAATTTACTGCGCTTTCAACCACAAATCTTGCATTAACAAAACCCGAAAAAGCACCAAGCACATATCCTGATGCAGATGGTGTGTATCCATTAAAAACTGATGTTGCAATTGTTGGAAAAATAAATACAGATATAATCCTGAGATTAAATGAAGTACAATTTAGAGCAGGTAAACATGAAAATGATGATGTACTGAAACTTAACACCAAAAATCCTGCAAGCATTAATATGATTTATGAACCACTTGAGGGTAATGATGAAGACTATTATAGCAACACAATCATCCAAAGTGATAAAATTGCCTTAATTAGTCATGATGGAAATCCTAGTTTTAAGGCTGCTAGAATGACTTCAGAGGATAGAGTGAGGATATTCGAAGAAGGACATCCGATAGCACGTGCAGATGTCTTAATTGAAGCCTTAGAGGTCATCAGAGTGGCATTAGTTAATCATATACACGGATATTCTGGATTACCAGCAGATAAAATTGGTATAATTAAAAAACTCGAAGAATTACAATTCGAAGCAATCCAACAAAAAAATATTGTAACTAATTAAATTCTTCATATATTTGTTGCAATGAATATCGATATTCCTAATAAATTCTTCACATCATTCAATAATGTTACATTCCATGATGAACCACATAAATATTATGTGGATGGTAAAGAATTGATAAGTGTTACCACAATAATTCATCGTTATCAAGAAGAATTTCAAGAAGATTATTGGTCTAAATATAAAGCCGATAAATACGTTCTCACTCAAAGAGAAGTTCTACGTGCATGGAAGTTCATAAACAAAAAGGGAATAATTAAAGGTTCGGCAATTCATGATTATGCCGAAAATCTGTTTCAAAACAAAATCTTTCCATATCCCAAACAACTAATTCTTGATGAATTCGGTTTTGACCCCGTTTTAGATGAATATAATATAACAAAAAAACACGTTGATAAATTCTATAACGATGTCAAGGGCAAATTGATTCCGATACGAACTGAGATGATTATATACGATAATGAGTCGTTAATCGGTGGGATGCTTGATATCTTGTTTTATAACGTCAAAAAGAAAGTGTTTCAAATCTGGGATTGGAAAACAAATAAGAAATTCGATAAAGTCGTGAAATCAAGACATTTTCACGATAAACTAATGGTGTTGGAAGACAGTGATTTGGAAATTTATTCATTACAACTGGCAATGTATAAATTTATTATAGAAAAAATCACGGGAATCCAACTTGGAGAATCATATGTGGTTTGGTTCAGTCACAACAATGATAGTTATGAAATAATCAAAACCAAAGACCGTGAGTATTATGTTAAAATGATAATGGCTGATAGACTCGCTGAACTCGCTGCATGATAACTAATAAAAAAAACCACGTAGTTAGTACGTGGTTTTATAATATCAACTAATTTACATCTAACTAATTGATTATAAGTTAAGTATGCACCGCCATGGCTGGAGTTCCAAAGTAATATTTGTTAATTCATCATTGGTGTAATCGTTGTCACCAAAATCAATACTTGTAATCATACATTGCTCCAAAGTCCATTTTTCGACTTCAACACCTGTTGGGTCTAATGATTTAAGTGTAATATCTTTCTTATAACCTGCTGCGTATCCCATACGACCTGTAAGTGATTCTGCGTGTAAACGAACCCACTCCATAAGTTGTTGAGAAGTAGACGGACCTATCGGGTCAAGAAATGTCACTGACATCGTATCCCAAGTATATCTACCAGCAACATAATTTTGTTCGTTCATAAACATAATCGGGACGCTATTGATTTTCATTGAAGGTCTCTTGAACTTCTGAACCTTCCAAACCTGAATTCCTAATGCATTATCGAATACGGCAAAGAATCGGTTAACTCTTTTTGGTTCGTATTCGAACGGCATCGTTCTTATCATTGTTTCTTCTGCTGCCATTTTATTTAATTGTTAATTTTCTGCTTATTTTTGCGTTTAATAATAAATACTCGGCTATTTGAAAACTACACCGAATAAAAATAACAAAATTATTTAGGCATCTGACCTGTTCTCTGAAAATGTTTAAATTCTTTTCCAGTTAGACTTTCCATTGTACGTGGTGCTGGTTTTTCAACAACAACTTCTTCAGTTTCATCTGATAATGGATATTGTGGAGACCCATCATTTTCTAAACCAGATAAATCACCCTTAATTAGAATTTCGATTGGATCATTAATGAATTCGGGTGCAACATATGCAACTTCTTCAGTAGGTGCTTCTAATTCTTTCTCAACCTCTTCAAGTGTTGGGAGTTCTTCATTAAACATTTCTTCAACTTCAGGTGTAATTACAGGTGCTTCAGCAACCTCTTCAGTAACAACTGCCTCAAGTACCACTTCTTCTTTTATTTCTTCAACAACTTTGTTTTTATTTTTTTTCCTCATAATTTTTAATTTAAAAATAACGTTATTTTTAATAAATACTGAAAAAAAGAAAACCCACTAAAAGTGGGTTTTCCAACTCTAAAAAAATCACATTATGCCCCAGCTTCATCAAATGAAGCACCTGAAGGTGTAATTGTAAATGTAATGCCAATAAATTCAAGAGCACGTGTTGGTTTTAAGAATATTTCTCCATATAACTCATTTCTATCACGAGTTTCTGGAGTATTCTTACTATCATCCATTTTAATTCTGAACTCACTCAAACCTCTTTCTCTTTTAATACTATCGAGAATTGGGTTTGTTTTATTCAGGAATTGGTCAACAGTTGCTTGATCATTCTGGTCGAATACCAATCTGATTGCGATATTAGCAATAAGAACCTTGATTTGAAGTAGAAGTCTACGAACATTAATTCTATCAAGAGCACTTTCTTTAACTTGAAGTGTCTTCTGTCCAAAAATTGCAGTTCCTGCATCAGCAAAATCAGCCATTGGGTTAACCCTACCAGCATAAAGAATATCACGTGCATCCAAAGAAAGTTTGTATTGTGATTTCAGTGCACTAGTTACACCACGGTTAAGACCAGCAGGTGCAAACCAAGGGAATGAAACGTTATCAGTAAATGCCATTGCTTTCACAACCTCACCAGTTGCGGGAATGTAAATATTAACATTATTCTGGGTGTCACGTATTTGAATCCAAGGGAAGTAAGTGCAAGCATAACTACTGTCAATTCCAGTATCATCCAATAAATCAGCGATTTCAGTTGCTGCATTAACATCAGCCTTACCACTATCACCAACTGTTGGTATAAAATCAAGAGTTCCTTGTGGAGCATCAATAATATATAAAGTATCAGTTCTTTGTTCTTCAATCATGTCGATTGTGTTTTGAACCAATGTTGTTTGGTATGCCCAATCAATACCCGGGGTTGCAAAAAGGTTAATTGTAACGTTCTCAGGATTAGCAAATGTATTAATTGCCATTTCCCATGCTTGGAAGTCATTCGTTGGAACAACCAATGGTTCGCTCGGATGACCACTCTTTGTACCACCCTGAACATAATTATCATCGTATGAACGTTCTCTTCTATTAACATCCCAACCATCAAAACCACCAGCAGGAACTACTGTGAATTTTCTTGTTTTAACATTATAATATGGGTTTGATGAACTATCGGTATCAGCATATGTCTGAAATTGTCCAGCACCGACTTCAAATTCGCCCGATGTGGTCACACCTGTTGCGCCACTATCCATATGGAATCCTTTGGTTTTAGTAAAACCAGTTGTAGGTTGTCCACTATAGAAATTATCAAAATCAAAGAAATCTTGATTAATACCGTCACCAGTATAAGCGAGTTCAGATACACCTAAATAAGTTTTAGTAATTTTGTCAGTATCAGCATAACTTGTTTTATAAAATATTTTTGGTGCAATACCTTCAGTTACTATATCATCAGTAACTGCTTCAGTATAATTATTGAACATGAATCCTTCAAAACCTGCTGGGAATACATCGAGAGGAAGTTCTTCTGCGATTTCAACCATGACGTATTTACTTTTAAGCGTATATTCACCATCACTTGTACCAATACGCTGTCCAATATAATTTGACTGACCTTTAATCATCGTATTTCTTGAAAATGTTTCCAATATAATTGGAGTTGCATCAGTATCGTAGAAAGCACGAATTGCAACATCAAATTCTCCAGTATACGGATCAATATTTCCAATACTGATTTTAATTTCTTGGTTTGCTGCATCACCATCAGAAATACTAATAAGTTTAAAGAGTCTATCAACAGTATTACCTTTTAATTGTGATACAACCCAAGGTGTTTCTGGTGTCTTGAAACTAGTTTCATAATCACTAAAATAATCGGTAGTACCAGTAATCATTTGAGTATTAACTGCGTAACTAATACCATCGGCATCAAGTTTCTCAATAAGGTCAGGATAAATTGCCTGAACCCAAATCATTGTAGTTTTATCTTTCGGTGCGTAACCAATTACATTAGGTACGAAATTACTGTTATTGGGATTTAATGATACACTGTATGTTGAAGTCGTTGCTGTACTCGAAGCAACCAAAGTAAAATTAGCATAAACATCACCAGTTGGATTAACACTATTACTTGTTGTGTTTCCAGTAATCACAAGATTATCTGTTAAGAATGTTGTGACTGGAACAGAATCAACTGCTGTATTTGAATCACCCCTACTTCTAATTACACCAAGAACCATGTTCTCATATTCGGTATAAGATGTTCCAGTATATGTTGTCGTCACATCAGTAGTTGTTCCACTACCAGCATTATATGTTGTTGCTGTAAATTCATGTACAATTTGTGTGAAAACATCACCACTTTTTGTATAGCCAGATTCAAGCGAACCAGTAGCACTAAGACTACCCAAAGCAACCCCAAGATATGTACCGCCTGTAAATGTATTACCTGTGGTTGTTACAGGAGAACCCGATATTACTGCTGTTGACAAATCAATACCAGCATCTAAGGTGATATTCCAAGCACTACCTGCCTCATATCCACTAAGTCCCAATACTCTAGTTACCCAAAGTTGCTGTGCTTCCTCAAGGAATGCATTTGCCACATAAGGTAATTGGTATTGTAATGTTCTTTCAGCATTCGAAAATCTTTTAATGCTTTGTGCACCAAATCTTTCTGAAAACTGAGTCTGGTCTTGAATGAAGACTGGTTCGAAAGCTGGTCCTTTCAATGTTTCACCAGCCAACCCTAAAGTTGTTATACCTACATTACGTGTTACGTAAGTCAGGTCACGTTCTTTAAATTTTACACCCGGAGAGGTAAATACGAAATCTGCCATGTTATTTATTATTTAAGTTTTTATTATTTTTTTAATTATAAGCAATGCTCATTCTTTTTCAATAAATACTTAAAAAATATCGAAAAGGTGTTTTAACGCAATTATTATCACGCTGTCATTCTTCTCCATATATCCAAATTCTCAGGTTTTTCATTTTTTTTCCATTCGATTTTCTGAAATTCAGAAATTTTTACTTGAAATTCGGCTCGATTTCCTTAAATTTATTTTTATAAAAACATGAAAGTTTTTTCGTATTATGTTCT